ACTGCTTTAGCAAACAGACTTGCCCCGCTTATGCGTATCTCACATACCATGTTAGTTTTATCTGGGACTACGTTAATAGTTGTAAAAAACTTGCATGGTTTAGAACCCGATTGCTTTACATTCTGCGGGCAATCAATACAACGCACTGACTGTTTAGAAGCATCAGGTACATCAGGGTGCGGGTACTGGCTATCCAGTGACCAACACTCTAATCTGTTGTTACTTCCGTAATAATTACGAGACAACGTACCACTGTCAGTGATAACACCTTCTATAGACACATCTGCTTTACCACTCACAGGGTGTATAAAGTACCCATCCTGTACAGACAGTCGCATCATTTGTTAGGTGGTTTCCTAACGGACACCGCATACCTACTCTTAGCTTGTAGTCCTGCGGGAGTTACATCAGGGTTGTCCGCTAAAAACTCTTTCATGTTGCCGTTGTGTATTCTTTTCTCAAGCAAGTGTGGGGCTTTGTGTTCTTCAATAAACGCATACATCTGTTCCCAATCACTTGTCCAATAACTAGAAATAACACGGCGTGATACTGTACCTGAAGGAGTTTTAAGTCCATCCGCTTCCTGCGATTCACAAAGCTTTAACAGTTCATCACTAACTTTTTCCTGTTGTTCCTTAAGCTTTTTTATTGCTTCGTCTTTATCTTTTATAGCGTTGCGTATCTTTAAATACACTGCCACTAGTTTATCTGCTGAAGTTTCCATCGCACCTCCTTAAAAGGGACGATCAGTTTAGCAGGGTGTTTTACATTGTCAAGCATCTAATTCTTGTCTGTACAAATCAATTATCTTGTTGTGGTTAGTAATGTTGTTTTGCAGCATTGTGTACAGTCTGTCTTCTACTGCACTACCCCTGACGTGTATTACATTCATCGGGTTGTGCTGCCCTGGCCTGTTTATCCTAGCGTTAGCTTGGAGGTATGTCTCTACGCTAGTAACAGGAGCGTACCAAATAACAGTGTTAGCAGCCGTCAAGGTCAACCCGTGTGATGCAGCTTGTGGCTGTATAATAAGAACGTGTGGGTCAGTCTCTTCTTGGAACCTTTTGATAATGTCAGCCCGTCTATTGACTGTTACTTTTCCTGAGATAATGTCACAACTTATATTGTTCTTCGTAAGAAATTCATTTAGTAATTCTATAGTATGTGTAAAGGGTACAAACACCAGGACTTTGTGTGATGACTCGTCTATGGCTTCTTTCACCACTTTGAGTCTGTTACTAACGTCAAACTCAATGACTTGTTTATCATCCGAATAGACCGCACCTCCTGAGATTTGCAGCAGCTTATTGAGATTAGTAGCAGCGTTGACGGAGGTTACTTGCTCACCATCAGCACTCATCATCATCTGGTCTTTAAGAGTCTTGTAATACTGTGCTTGTTGCTTAGTGAGTGGGGCATCTCGCTCTACGTAAGTTACCGCAGGCAAGTCTAAACACTGGTCACGTTCAAACCGTATAGCAGGCTGCAAGGCTTCATGCACCGTAGCATCCGCATCTGGTTTGGGTCGCCATGTGTACTGGGTTATCTTGTGCATAACCTTGTCCCTAAACTGCCCGAAGTATTTGGGTACGCCGTCAGGGTTTATAAGTTTAGCCAAGCCAAACGCATCAACAGGTGATTGTGCTGCTGGAGTACCAGTAAGCATCCATACCCAGGGAACGTTAGCCGTAATATCCCGTAGTATCTTCCATCGGTTTGTCTGTGCGTTCTTGTAGGCGTTAGCTTCATCCACCACAATCATGTCAAACCCACCGTTGATTATCTCGTCTTTGATTACTGCAACACCGTCAAAGTTTATAATCACAAACTCAGCGCCTGCATTTATTATCTTGGAGCGTTGAGCAGATGTACCGTGGGCTACCGAACAAGTGCGGTGCATCGCAAACTTAAACAAGTCTTGTTGCCATGCAGACTTCATAATAGACAGAGGTGATATGACAAGCACTCGTTTTATCTCACCGAGCTTCATCAGGTAGTCTGCTGCCCATATAACAGAAGCAGTCTTGCCTGTGCCTTGCTCGTTAAAACAAAAAGCTTTCTTATGTAAAGTTAGAAAACTAGCGGTGAAGCGTTGGTGGTCAAAAGGTGTAAGCTTACCTGACCACTTGTAGTCCCTATCTATTGGAGAAGGTACGTCCTTAACTTTAAGCCCTGCTAATACTTGAGCTTCGTGTAAGTTCCACCGCACTGCTATTTTAAAAACACCTTCCTTTTCACTAAGTATCTTGTATTTGTCTACGCTCTCCGTAACTAAGTGGGGGCGTTTGGTCTTTAACACAATCGCCTTGTTGTCTATTACCTGCATTGATTACTTCCCAGCTACAGGTAAAGAGCCTAACTTATCGTGTTCTTCTTTTAAATCTATCTGCAACCTAGCCACCTTGACCTCAGAGTAAAACGACTCATTTACTTGCCCTGCAAGTTTTGTAACTTCTCTAGCTTTAGCTATGTCCATTGTCCCATTTGCTACTGAGCTAATAGAATTGCAAAGAAATTTTCTTAGATCACCTGTTGTATTAATCGCTGCCATTTGTCTTTATCCTCATTAGGGTTAGTTAGTGTAGTAAGTTTTTTAATATGCCTGTAAATTGATTTAATTACTTGTAATTTTTCTTTTTCAACGTAGTAATATTTAATGCCGAACACCCATATACTATTGTCTCTACTTGAATATAGATAACTCCTATAAATATATTTCCCATCCGAATTTGTGCGCCTGTATAAATACCTTTTGTAAACGTCTTTGTGCATCAAAGTATCTATTTTTTCTTTCCACTTTTCAGCGTCGTGATCGCTTAAAATAGTAGCTTTATAAAAACGTAAAAACCTATCCCTTACTACGTCATTAAACGCTTTTCGGGAGTGGTATTTATCAGCAATTATTTCCCATGCACCTTTCATTACTACAGGTAAGTTGGGGTCACTGTAACTGCAATTAAATTTTTTCACGAAATGATAATTAAGTAGTCTTATACCGGGAACGCTGCCAAAGTCGTCCTTATAAGTATACCTCGGTACGAACGGCGTATCCGGTTGACCTAAACGCCGCCTATCTTTGTTTGCCTCTTCAACGATCTCTTCGTAGGTGTACTGTACATCTTCATCGTTAGCACACTTTAAATGTTCAAACATACTATTTTTTCCGTCCCTTTATAGTCCCACCACGTTTAGCCTTCTTCATTGCACCACTGCGTGTACGCGGGTAGGAGGAGTTAGTACTCTCCTTTTTGACAGATAGGTTACTAGGGCTATTACCTCCTCCTCTAGAGATAGGAGTCTTGTGGTTGACGTGCTTGCCATCACCTGTAGACACCACACCCTTTGCTTTCATTGTATTACGCGCAGCGTTACGTGTAGCTCGGTTTTTCTTTTGCTCTGCTGTGCCTTGGTAGTTCGCGTACTCTTTCTTATAGTCTCTAGGTTTCTTTTTCATAGTCATTTCCTATTGTGTTCACAACTAGTGACCGGACAAAACTTACACAACCCACTCTCTACTGCATTCCAAACATCTTCTTCTAGGGCAACTTCCAAACGATATAGTTCCTCGTTAAACACACTAAAGTAAGATTTGCATAGCTCTGCTGTATGTTCCTTGCGGATAAAGTCATTACTCACTACATATAGTAAAGCAGACTTAATAGTTCGTACTCCAGGGAAGTGCGTAAACGTAGCACCTGCTAACAGGTCTAGTTGTTTAGTATCCGCATACTCCGCATTCTTACCTGTCTTGTAATCAATCAAATAAGCTTTCTCATCATTTACAATAAGTAAGTCAGCAACCCCTCGCCACCATACGTCTTTACCAAAGAAAGTAGTAGGCATGTACTCGTTGTTTTGTTTAGCAACACCCATACGTAGCTCACAGTGTTTGTCCCCCTCAATCTTGCTGAGTGAATCCAGGGGGCGCTGTAAGAAATTAAACTTAGCGGGTATAGGTACGTCATCTTTGATGTAATCTTCTGCTGCTTTATGCACTTGGTTTCCGTAGTACATAGCAGAGCTACCAGTGTCTTTAACATCCTTAGCCACTTTCAAATGGTAGTATTTTTTAGGGCATTGCTTAAACGTGCTTAAGCTACTGTAAGACCAAGCATTCATATTATTTTTCCAGTAGCCCCATCTTAATTAACTCTTGTCGGTTCTTTTCGTGAGCCGCCTTAATTGCTTTTTTATTCTGTCCTTCATACGGGACAGCCAACTTTGCTTGGAGAAGGACTTTCGTAATCCATCCCTTTGACGTTTTGATATCGCCCAACCATCGACCAAATTTTCCTTTCTCCTTCGTTCTAAGGACGTACGTTTTTCCAACTTGGCATTCCTTCTTGACGCATTCTTTTGCGAGTAACCCATGCAGCTTCTCCTTTTTATTTCGGGTACGGCTCTCTGGGGCATCGATTCCAAACAGACGAATATTAACGCCCCTACCACTGTCACCCCTAAGAGTGACACCGAAACCCAGATCAATGTCCACGCGTAACCCATCACCGTCTGTAATAGATCGTATAGTGCAGCTGTATTCATACAACATGTTCCTCTCCTTTCTTGTATATAACTGTTTCACGCAATATTGCTTTCTCAAAGTAATGACATTTCAAGCAGTACCACCCAACACGTTTGTGTGTCTCCATGTTAAGTACTTCCTCAGAGATAGCCTTACACTTAGAACAAATGTTTGTGGTAAGGTCATCACTCACCCTCGTCTTCCTCTGGCTCGTCCTCTATTGCAATTACAATTCGTTCAAGTAGTTTAAGAAACTTCTCAACGTGCTTGTCATTCGTGTCCTGATCATCAAGTTCTATAGTTATTTTCATTAGTGTACAGTATCAAACCGCTCCTGTTTTTCTATGTGTAGTTCTAGCATAAAGGCATCTATAGTAAGTAATAGCCTAGCTTCTATCTCTTTTTTGTCATACCCAACGTCGTGCATCATCCCTATGCTTGTTGTAACGAAAGCTACGCACAGTGCTAAAACATCCTCTTCTTTCTTACATTCAGACGCTAACGGATGCAGATGCTCACGTATAAGCAACTTTACTTTTTCTTCAAACTTTGCGTCAGGCCATTTTAGTTTTGTCATACATATTTCCTTAATTCAACGCGTGCCTCTAGGAGAAAAGGATTAAACCCTTTAGGCACGGCTAACCGTAGCGTGGCTTACCCGACATACGCATGGTGTTGGAGAACGCCGTAAGGGGGAAAATTAAAAAACCCTGTACGAAATTTTTTTGACTCCATCGTATGTTGTGCGTGTTTTTGCCATGAATAAAAGCGCCCACCGCGCACTGGGACATCACTGGCACTCACCGTATGAGTTACCAATACCACCTTCACAATCTAAAGGTAAATCCTGCGCCCATTCAGGCCGCACCCTCATGCACTTTTCTACATAAGCCATACCTTGTTTTACCTCTCCTTCAGGGACTATACAACCTATAGCGTCGTGTACCGTCATTACCACCTTGTACTTGTTGGACACCCGGAGCAACTGCTCCCCGATAACTATTCTAGCTAACGCTTGGCATACATTCTCTATTACCTTCCCTCCATATATTCTAGTAGGGGTAGTGGTACGTCCTGCCCTGGTGTCATAGACTGTCTCCTTGAAACCCCCTTCTTCCTGCTCCGTGCGTAGGTTAGGGTACTTTATATACAGACCGTTAGGCAGCTTTATACCGGAGTCCCCTTCTACTTTAAGCAGCTTATCCTTGCCTAGTGTTGTAGCTTTATTCTCTTGTATGATTTTCAAACACTTGCCCGCATCCTTCCATAGCTTAGGTATATCATCGTAGGTGGTACGGTATATATCTATAATCCGTTGGCACTCGTTCTCTTCTAGCTCTACACCAAAGTTCTTTAGTTGTACTTGGAAGCGTGTTGCCCCCATACCATAGCCACACCCAAGCACCGTTTGCTTGCCCACAAACCGCTCTTCTTTAGTAACATCATCTGCTTGCTTATCATATATAGCAGCAGCCATTATCTTGTAGACATCATCACCCCTGTCGAATGCCTCCACTAATTCATCAGCTTCAGCCAACCACGCTAACATCCGCGCCTCTATCTGAGACAGGTCGCAGTCCACAAACTTGTACCCTTCTGGGGCGCACAGGGCGTACTTTAGCTGTGAACCACGGGGTAAGTTCTGCATGTTAATCTTGTCAGCACCGCCCCATCTGCCTGTGTGAGCAGCGTAATAGCGTAGTGGTATAGGTAGCTTGCCCCTAGCGGCAATGTCCAAGAACCGCTGCGTGCGCTTCTCTTCGATGGTAGACCTTACTCCTAGTCTAGCAGCCACAATAGCCTGCACCGACGGATTTTCGTGTTCCTGTAATACCTTAAACCCCTCGTCCGTCTTGGCAAAAGCGTAAGTCTCCTTGCCTGTAGTAGGACTTATCTTAGTGGGCGGCTCTATGCCGTACCCCCGCAGGAGTTCAGCAAACTGGGGGTTACTGGTGAGCTTTGTCTTTTCATGGGCAACTTTATTCATTAGGGCTGCTTTAGTAGCCAGTACATCTTCTAAGTGCCTGGTTAACACGTTTGTGTCTAAACTAAGCACCGGCTCAGTAAACATACGGGTAGTCAGGTCTATCAGTGCAAGGTCTAGCTTGGGGAAATCTTTGTTCAGTACTTGGTACAGCTTGTAGGTAAGTTCTACATCTTGTATGCAGTAACCACTGTAAGCTTTTAATTCATCGGGGGTAAAGTCCAAACGCTTCTTGCCTATCGCATCGTGTACCTCTGTACCTTTAGCTCCTAGCTGGTAGTACTCTGAAAGCGCAGCCAGTCCATGACTAACTTCCACCGAGTGCAACGCACGCGACATAGCTATGGTATCTACTATGCGTTTAGGTTTTATATCAAAGTGCCAGTTAAGTATTGCCATGTCGAACATTGCGTTGTGCGCCACGGCTGTGCAGTTTGCCCAGTCAAACTGAGCTAAGAACTTAGCGGTTTGTTTTTTACTACCAGAAAACCAAATTGTACTGGGGGTATCATCTAGAGCAGCAGCTCTATGATAGTTGTTACCCTCTGTAGCTTTAACAGCTACCCCGATAACTTCAAACTTCTTATCCCTAACATATTCTTCAGTAGTCAGTTTGCTCAAACTAAACTGCTTAGAGTAGTAGGTCTCAAAGTCTATCGTGAGGATACTCATGTAAGCTCATCCAAAACAAACTGAAGTTCCGCAAGGTTTGTCTCGTTGATGACAAGGGGGATACCACCTGCTGCTTTAATATCTGCAAGCTCTCTGTCTTGCAACGCAGTAGTTTTGTTTGCACCTGCTTTACATTCCACACCAATGAAACGTC